AGCGCCTTTTACACACGAAGGAAATTTAACCATGGTAGATAGGCTTAAGAAACTGAAAGAGCTTGAGGCATTCTTGTATGACAGACTGCAGGATGCAGACGCGAGATCTGTGGCTGCAATAGCCAGGCAGTACCGCGAAACGATTAAGGAGATTGAGGAAATTGATGGCACAGACAGTCCAGATGACGAGATCAGCCGCGTCCTCGCGGAAGTCGAGACTGATGGGCAGTCAAGATCCGTCCGTGAGAATCGCGCCGACGTACTCCGCCAGCGACGGAATGAAAGCGGAGAGGATACTGAAGGCAGGAGGCTTGATTCTTGATCCGTGGCAAGCGGACATAATGGATGATTGGATGGGACGGCTGCCTTCAGGTCGGTGGGCTTGCGCAACTTGCGGCGGAAGCGTACCAAGACAGAACGGCAAAAGCTTGTTAGTGCAGGGAAGGGCATCGGCAGGGATGCTGATGTTCAAAGAGCAGGTGATCTACACCGCGCATCTTCAGAAGACGGCCACAGAGACCTTCGAGGAGATGCGTGATTTTTTTGAAACGCCGGCACTTGCATCGTATGTCGCGGAGATCCGGACCGCGCTCGGAAGAGAACAGATCATATTGAAGAACGGTGCCAGGATAAAGTTCCTTGCGCGGACCAGGAACGGAGGACGAGGTCAGCACGGAGACCTCCTGATCTTCGATGAGGCACAGGAGCTTGACGAGAATCAACAGGCGAGCTTCATCCCGGCAATATCTGCGAGCTCGAATCCACAGACGATTTATGTCGGAACTCCTCCGGACCCGACAGCGGTTGGCACAGTCTTCCGTGCGCTCCGGAAGAGGGCGAGAGCGAATGAAACGCAGCGGACGGCGTGGTTCGAGTTTTCCGTCGAAGAGATCGGAGATATATCGAACCGAGCAAGATGGGCCGCAACGAATCCGGCACTCGGCAGACGGATCTTGACGTCTACGGTCGAAGGCGAGTTTGAACAGCTTGATCCGCAGACCTTTGCCAGAGAACGGCTCGGCTGGTGGGAACCGATAGCGCAGCATCACGAGGAATATGTCATCAGCGCGGAAGCCTGGGATGCTTGCGGATCAGATGAAGGCAAGCCAGAAGGCAAGACGGCCTACGGCGTGAAGTTCACTGCGGACGGATCTGAGGTTGTTCTTTGCGGAGCGGTTTGCCCGAAGGAAGGTCCGGCGCGGATATCCATTATTGAACGCAGGTCGACAGGAGTCGGTGTTCGGTGGCTGGCAGACTGGCTGAACGAACGATACACAAAGGCATCCTGCGTAGTTATAGATGGACGGAATGGTGTTGACGTTTTGGTCGATAAGATATCCGACACCTGGAAGTTCAAAGGCTCGGTGATCAGGCCATCGGCGAAGGATCTAATCGCTGCCGTTGGGAATCTGACAAATGAGATCAACGAGAAGACGGTTACATGGTACAGACCGCAAGAATCCTTGCGGAGTAGTGCCTTAACATCTACCAAGAGGCCGGTCGGTGGTGGGTTTGCCTTTGGCGGCGAAGATCCTGCCCCGATCGAAGCATGCTCCTTCGCACTCTGGGGAGCGCGGAATTCAAAACGTGATCCGTCAAAGAAAATGCGGATCGGGTAAAAGAGGGATGACATGATTCTTGATTCAAAAATCTTAGAGGCAAACGGCCTCACAGATGTTGAACGGCAGCAACTTGCGGAGCTGATCAACCGATTCAACTATTATTCCTCTCGCAATGCCTTGAAGCGCAAGTTCTATGAAGGGCATGTTACGCTTGGCGATGTCAATCTTGGGATTGCGCTCCCAAGGGATCTCCGTGGACTGGAGATCGGGTGCGAGTGGGGAGCAAAGACGGTCGATGTTCTTGCCGGAAGGTCAATGTTTGACGGATTCGTCGGAGAAAATGGTCAGGAAGCCGAACTGATGACGCAGATCATCAAGGACAATCAGCTGATCGCGGAATATGCAAAGGCTTGCCGTGATGAATTGGAATTCGGCTGCACATTTGCGACGCTTGCGGCAGATCCTGAAATCGGGTGTCGGATTCGGTTCCATTCTCCTCAGACGGCAGCGGCTGTTTGGAGCGGAGAGAAGAACCGGCTCGACTATGGCATGGCAATCATTGACGTCGACCGCAAAAGTGAGTCAAGCGGTTCCGCAAGTTGGACTCCGACAGTCATAAACCTTTATAACGATGATGCTGTATGGGTTCTCCGTAAGGACCAGAGAGACCGATGGACTGCGGAAGAAAACGTACATCATATGGGACGGCCCTTGATGGAGCCTCTCGTCTGGAACGCTACCAGCGCGAAGCCGTTCGGTCGGTCGAGACTGAAAAAGCCAGTCCGAGAGCTCATCAAGGGCTACGTTCGGACCGTGGCAAACGCGACGATCGGGCTTGAGTTCTCGACGGCTCCACAGAAATATCTGCTCGGCTTGACGGACGATCAGTATGATGCGGTTATCAATGACAAGTTCCGCGCTTATGTCGGATCTATGATCGCGTCTACATCGAATCCGGAGACTGGAGAGAAGCCGACGTTTGGACAGCTGCCGCAGGGTACGATTGAACCGCACGTCCAGATGATCCGAGTTCTTGCGACTCAGTTCAGCGCGGCGACCGGCCTGTCTGTCGTAGACACCGGCGTGATCAACGATGCGAATCCGTCTTCCAGCGATGCGATCCTGGCACAGTCCCAGACGCTCGTCCTGATGGCGGAACAGCTGAACAAGGGCAACGCCGATCATCTGTATGTCATCAGCCAGATGGCACAGGCTATCGCAAACAATGTCGCTCCGGAGAATCTGACAGACGATGAGAAGAACGTCATGGCACACTTCAGGAATCCTGCGATGCCGAGCGTTAGCGCGACAACGGATGCGGCTCTGAAGATTTCAACGGTGCGGCCTGCATTTGCGGAAACAGATGCCTTCCTGGAGATGATTGGATTTGACCAGGCTGATATTCGTCGGATTCGTGGGCAGGAGGCCATCGTGCGCGGTCGTGATGTTCTGATTGACCTAACGACGGAGACACCGGAGACGCCGGAGGCATAAAATGACGATCCCAACGAAAGTCTGGCTGAAGTATGTGCGCGAGATGTCTGCTGTCAGCACAAAAGCAACGCAGGTCATGCTTAAGTACGTCCAGAAGTACGGCTTTGCAAACACGACAGAGTTGCTGAATCTGGCATACAGTCTTGCGACTACATACGGAGAGGCTGCCGCTGCGTGTGCGACAGAACTGTACAATGCAATCGGGATAGCTGAAAAAGCGTTTGTCCCTTCTGCATTGCCAGCACAGACGGCAACCTACAACGAGGTGGCAAAAGCCGTTCAGGGAACGCTGAAGACCTCTCCGATCCAGGTGCCGCAGACTGTCGGAAGGTTAGTCAAACAGGCTGGCGCGGATACGATGCTCCAGAACGCACAGAGGGACGGAGCACAATTTGCCTGGATACCGCACGGCGACACCTGCGCCTTCTGTGTGATGCTTGCCTCAAACGGCTGGCAGTACATGAGCCAGGACGCATTGAAGAACGGACACGCGGAGCACATTCACGCGAACTGTGATTGCGAATACTGCGTCCGATTCGATAGCTCTTCGACCGTGAAGGGGTACGATCCGGCCAAGTACAAGAAGATGTATGACGATGCTGAAGGATGGTCGTACAAACAGAAGTTGAATTCTATGCGGCGTGAGTTTTACGCGGATAACAAGGACAGCGTGGACAAAAACTCGTCTGCGGCAGACGAAGTCAATGTCGGAAATTAAGGATGATTCAAGCACCTTTTACCGGGTGCTTTTTTCATGGCCGACGGCCGGCCTTAAATGCCGGAATATACGCATTAGCGGAGGATCAAAATGAACGAAACTGTGAATCAGGAGAACAAGACGGCGGAACAGCCGGAGCGCACATTCACGCAGGAAGAGATGAACGCGATCATTCGTGACCGCCTCTCCAGAGAGCGCGAAAAGTACGCTGATTATGAAACGCTGAGAGATAAGGCAATGAAGTTTGATGCCGCAGAGGAAGCCTCTAAGAGCGAACTGCAGAAAGCTCAGGAGAGGGCTGAAGCACTCCAGGCACAGCTGAACGCCTTGACTCAGGAAGCAGAGATCCAGAAGGCGCGGACAAAGGTCGCGACCGAGAAAGGGATTCCTGCAAACCTTTTGACCGGATCTACCGAGGAAGAATGCAGTGCACAGGCTGATGCAATCCTGGCATTCGCAAAGGTCCCTGGCTATCCGGCAGTGAAGGACGCCGGAGACGTTGGACAGAAGACCATCGGAACATCCGGCAAAACACGAGACCAGTTCACAGACTGGTTTGAATCAAATTTCCATTAAAGGAGACTTAACATGGCAGACATTAACAGAACAACCAACTCTATGGCTCTTCCGTCTGATATTTCCAGTGAGATCCTGCAGAAGACTCAGGAAGAGTCCGCTATCATGCGTCTTGCGCAGCATATTGCGCTTCCTGGCCGTGGAGTTACTATCCCGGTTATTACGAACGATCCGTCTGCGGAATGGGTCGCTGAGACCGCTGCAAAGCCGGTTTCCAATGCTACTCCGGCCACAAAGCTGATGAGCGCATACAAGATCGCCGTCATCGAGACCTTCTCCAAAGAGTTTGTCCGTGACATCCCGGCTCTGTACGATGCGCTGGTCGCTCGTCTTCCGCTCGCCCTGGCTGGCGTTTTCGATAACACCGTTATCGGCGGAACACAGGCTCCTGGCAACAACTTCGACACCTTTGCGGCTTGTACCGCACAGAGCATCCTGAACGCGAACAACGGCACCTACCTTGGCCTTGTTGCTGCTGATGCAGATATCGCTGCCCACGGTGGCGTCATGAACGGCCTGGCATTCGGTGCACAGGGTCGTGGACTGCTGCTCTCTGCTGTTGATGGACAGGGTCGTCCTCTGTTCCTGGCATCTGCGAACGACGGTGTTGTTGATCGCGTGCTTGGAGTACCGACAGTCTTCAACAAGAACCTGTATAAGGCTGGTGCTTCTTCCGGATCAGTTCCGGCAGTTGTCGGTATTGCTGGTGACTGGAGCAAGGCTATGTACGGCACTGTTGCCGGCGTAGAAATCAGCGTATCTGATACGGCGACTCTGACCTCCGGCCAGACCACCATCAGCCTGTGGCAGCAGAACATGATCGCGGTTCGTGCCGAGATCGAAGTTGGCTTCCGCGCTGACACGGCTTGCTTCAACAAGCTGACCGGTGCCATTCCTGCCTGATGAGGTTTGTCGAGTTTATAAACCGAACAACCGGCACTCAGATGTGGGTAGCTGAAGATCGAGTTGAAGAATACAAGGCGGCGGGACACACTCTCGCCGCCGTTGATTCTAAGGAGCCCACAGAGGAGCAGAAGCCGGCTGTTGCGGCTAAAGCACCGGCGAGAAGGGCAACAAAGAAGAAATGAGGTTGAGCCATGGCATACGCAACTGTAGAACAGGTCGAAGCCGGATTCCGGCCATTGACAACTGACGAAAAAGCTGTCTGCAATCAGCTGCTTGATGAGGCAGCGATTCAGCTTGATGCTATCGCGCCCATAGCGACCGCAGAAGCAAAAGGAGTCGTATCCTGTCGGATGGTGCGTCGTGCCATTGCGGCATCCAGTGCAGGAGACTTCCCGGTCGGAGCGACACAGGGAACGATGTCTGCCGGCGGATATTCCCAGTCCTGGACGATGAGTTCCGGATCTACTGGCGAATTGTACGTCGGCAAGGCTGAACGGCAGATTCTCGGCCTTGGGAATCAGATCGGAGCATCTAATCCGTTTGCGGAGGTGAGTCCGGAATGATTCGCGGAATAACCGTAATCCTTTACGGAGAGACGCAGACCGGAACAGACATTTTCAATCGGCCAGTGTTTGAACCGACGGAGATCCCTGTCGCAAACGTGCTTGTCACGCCGGCATCGGCAGAGGCGGTCATCAACGAACTGTCGATATCCGGGAAGCATCTTGTGTACGAGCTCTGCATTCCGAAAGGAGACGCGAACGACTGGGAAGACAAGAAGGTCGCTTTCTTTGGCCAGACTTTCCACACGTTCGGCCCTGTCGAGGAATGGATCGAGTCCATGGTTCCGTTGTCCTGGAATCGAAAGATCAAGGTGGAGCGGTATGGCTGATATCAGAATCGTGCGGAACGAGAAGGGATTGACTGCACTTCGGAAGTCTGATGCGGTGAACGAGTTCATCAAAGCAATCGCGGATGACATTGCCGTCAGATGTGGCGATGGGTACGAAGCCGACTTGTACACGGAAGGCCGTACTCGTAACAACGCATCTGTCGGGCCGAGAACTCCCGAAGCAATGCAGGACAATTATCGCAACAATACGCTGCTGAAGAGCATAAAGGGGTGATTTCATGATTGAGAAGGTAATCTTGGATTACTTGACTGAAGAGTTAAGTATACCTGTCTACATGGAAAGGCCTCTGGATCTCCCGGAGCGGTGGGTGCAACTTGAGCGGACATCGACAAGCGAGCAGAACAAAATTCGCTCGTGTATGATGGCTTGCCAAAGCTATGACCGGAACTCGATGGCTGGAGCAGCCGCACTGAATGAAGAGGTCGTTGCAGCGATGGACCAGGCAATCATCTTGCCCTCGATCAGTCGGTGCAAGCTCAACAACGCATACAACTTTACGGACACGGCGACCAAAGAATACAGGTATCAGGCCGTGTACGATATCACTTATTATGAGGTGACATAATGGCAAATACTGTAACGAATGTCAGCACTGGCAAGCCGGCAGTAACCGGTGGAGTTTGGGCGGCAGTAGCAGGAACAACTGCGCCGACCGACGCGACGACCGCGCTGGCCGCAGCTTTCAAGTGCCTTGGTTATGTTTCTGAAGACGGCCTGACGAACAGCAACTCTCCGGAGACTGAGAATATCAAAGCATGGGGCGGAGATATCGTCCTGACTCCTCTGACGGAGAAGGCGGACACGTTCACCTTTACTTTGATTGAGGCAATCAACACGGAAGTTCTGAAGGTCGTTTACGGCGACTCTAACGTAACCGGAACGCTGGCACAGGGAATGACCGTCATGGCTAATGCAGACGAACCGGCATCCCATGTCTGGGCGTTTGAGATGGTTTTGACAGGAAACACTCTGAAGAGAGTAGTCGTTCCGGATGGAGTCGTCACGGAGATCGGAGACATCACATACGTTGACGGAGAGGCGGTCGGATATGAACTGACCATCACAGCACGTCCTGATGCTTCCGGGAATACTCATTACGAGTATCTGAAGACATCGGCGTAATATGAAGATCACAACAGGATCGGGATTTACTTTCGAGGTCGACATCAACCGAATCGCGGATGATTGGGAGGTCCTCGAATTGGTCGCATTGATTGACGGCGGAGACACCAGCAAGAACGCTGGCGCGGTTGTCAAACTTGCGAAGACGGTCATGGGCGAAGACCAGTACAAGAACTTTATGGCTTATCTGAAAGAGAAGAATGGCCGTATATCGTCGCAGGAAGTCATCCAGGCGATTACGGACATCTTCTCAGGATCACAGCCGGGAAAAAACTCCTGATCCTTGCTGTTTGCTTAGGCGAGCATGAGGATGATCTGATCTGCGATATGGCAGAGACTTATCATGTCTTAGATATCAGGGCGTTGTCGGTAAAACTGCTGGCAACGCTCTGTGCCGGTCTTCCGGAAGGGTCGCGAGTAAAAAGATCTTTGTCGGATGCTCCGGCATCATTGGATACGCTGCTACTTGCAAGTATCGCAGACAATTTGCGGTGGTTGGTCTGGTCTCAGACTAAAGCCGGAAGAAAAGGTCGGAACGCTCCGGCATCCATCCTCAACCGGCTGTATGAATCGAAGGAGAAGAAGACAAGCGACTCTCCGGAGGTGTTCAGCAGTCCGGAAGCGTTCGAGGCGGCAAGAGCAAGGATAATCAGAGGGGAGTGACAACATGGCAGACGGAACGACCATTGCAACCGCATATGTACAAATTGTTCCGAGTACAAAACAGCTTGACAGCGGAAGCCTGTCCGAAGCTCTTGGCGGCGAAAAGGCTGCCAAAGATACAGGCATAAAACTTGGCGAAACTATAGGGAAGAACCTTGGTCCGGCAATCCAGAAAATGTCTCTGGCTGCCGGCGGGCTTGGTGCTGCGTTACTTGGCAACGCATACAATGCAGCGAAGAGCGCAGACGACCTCAACACGCTTGCGAAACAGTACGGCGTATCTACTGAAGAGATTCAGAAGATGAATTATGCGCAGGATCTGATCGACGTATCAACGGAGACGATGCTTGCATCAATCTCCAGGCTGACGCGAGAGATCGGGTCCGGCAATGCTGCATTTGATCAACTGGGTGTGTCGATTACTAATGCTGACGGCACGATGCGAAGCAGCTCGGAAGTATGGTATGACACGCTCGAAGCCCTCTCCCAGGTCGGGAATGAAACAGAACGAGACACTCTTACGATGGAGCTGTTCGGTCGGTCCGGAATGGAGCTTGCCGGAATCGTCGATGATGGCGGAGCTGCATTGAAAGCACTTGGAGAAGAGGCTGCCGCAACTGGATCAATCCTTGGACAGGATGCTCTGAATGATGCGAATGCGTTCAACGATGCAATAGACCGGATGAAAGTCCAGGCATCGGCGGCGTTCATGGAAGCCGGCGCGACTCTTGCAGAGCACTTGATGCCGGCCCTGGAGAAGCTGATTGAGGTCGTGATGAAGGTCATCAAATGGTTCGGTGACTTGGATGGAACGACCCAGACGGTCATCCTTACGATCCTCGGTGTTGTCGCTGCGATCGGACCGTTGATGTCAGCTATTAATGCCCTGTCGAATCCTGTGAACCTTATCATCCTTGCTGTCGGCGCACTCATCGCAATCGGTGTTGCGCTTGTGAAGAACTGGGATGTCATCAAGGAAAGAGCCGGAGAGATCTGGGGCAACATAAAAACATCTGTTGTCGGTTTTATTGAGAATACCTGGAGCAAGATCCAGACGTTCGCCGGCAACATTAAGGATAAAATCATCAACTTGTCCGACACGATCAAAGGACGCTTCGATGTCTTGAAGGTTAAGATCCAAAACGTGTGGGAGAGGATCAAGAACGCAATCGTGACTCCGATCCAGACCGCAAGGGACAAGATCAAGGAAGCGATTGACAAGGTTAAGGAGTTTTTCAGCGGATTGAAGTTGGAGCTTCCGCATATTAAACTTCCACACTTTTCACTTGTCGGAGAATTTAGTCTGCTGCCTCCGTCCGTGCCGCGTCTGTCAGTCGATTGGTACGACAAAGGCGGTATCTTTCGGTCGCCGTCCGTGATCGGTGTCGGTGAGAAGCGTCCGGAGTTCGTCGGAGCCCTGGATGATCTTCGTGACATCGTTCGCGAGGAAGCCGGAGGGAAGACAGAGATCAGCATGAACATCTACGGAACCGAAGGCCAGAACATCAACGAGCTTGCAGATCGGGTCATGGCTCGGCTGCAGTTTGCAATCGACAGGAAGGAGAGGCAGTTCGCATGAGTGTTAATAGCGGATCTTTCACATTCGCCGGGACGTCCTCTTCGGCATATAACGTAATAGTTGCGAACGTGCCGGAAATGAATCGGCCAGCACGGAAGCAGACAATCATAGAAGTCCCCGGCAGGTCCGGGGATATTATTTTCCCTGAGGATGCCTGGACGAATATTCAGCAGGGATATGACATTTTCAAGGGAACAGGCGCAGTAGCAGCTACCAAGGATGCCAGGGCATTGATCTCCTGGCTGCATGGCGTAAAAGGATATCAGCGGTTGACGGACTCGTTTGATCCGGAGATCTTCCGTCTTGCATATCTGGACGGAGACATTCAGATTGATAATCTTCGTAATAACATATGGAGAGCGAGAGTGAATTTTAGCTGCCGTCCGGAGAGGTTTCTGCTGACCGGCGAAACAGTTGCAACAAAGACATCTTCCGGTGATGTGATCAGTAATCCAACGGCATATGACAGTAAGCCTCTGATAAAAGTAACTGGATCTGGTGCTGTTACATTGACCGTCGGCTCTTATTCTGTGTCCATTAGCAATATCTCATCCTATCTCAATCTCGACTGTGATACACAGGATGCATATAAGACAATGGCCGAAAATATGAATAATACGGTGACTATCACACAGGGCGGTAGCTTCCCACGGCTGCATCCTGGCTCCAATACGATCAGCTGGACTGGCTCTGTAACTAAGGTTGAAATTACCCCGAGGTGGTATGAGATATGATCAGACTGTTTCAGGCAGAGGCTACGACTTTTGAGACACAGGGGCTTGGGGTTCTGAATGCTATCCGCTGTCCGGTAACGGAAGAACGCAATGGTGTGTATGAGCTTGAGATGGAGCTTGCCTTTATGGACAGGCATTATCCCGATCTTGCTCTTGGCTGTCTGATTCTTTCGAAGCCGAATCCGTATGAGGACGCAGAGCCGTTCCGCATTTATCAGATTTCACGTCCGATGAACGGCATTGTGACTGTGAATGCTTGTCATTGGTCTTACGACTTGAGCAAGCTCGCAGATAAGCCGTTCACGGCATCGTCTGTAACGGAAGCCATGTCAAAGCTGAAGACGCAGTCCGTTGATACCTGTCCGTTTAACTTTGTGACGGACAAGAGCGTGACAGGCAATTTCGCGGTCAGCACGCCACGATCAATCCGTTCCTTACTTGGCGGCTCTGAAGGTTCGATTCTCGACGTGTACGGCACGGGCGAATGGAAGTTCACGGGGCGGACTTGCTATCTGTATCTGAACAGAGGACAGGACAGGGGCGTTACTATCCGCTACGGGAAGAACCTCACGGACTTGACGCAGGAAGAGAACAACGCGAAGGTGTATTCCAAGCTGTATCCGTATTGGTCGGATTCTGAAGGACATCTTGTTACGTTGCCGGAATATACGCTCGATATCAATCAGAACGGCAATGGCATTCTTGTGTACGATATGTCCGACAGGTGGGATGCCGCTCCTACCGAGCAACAGCTTCGGACGGCGGCGCAGTCCTATATTGACGCTAACGATCTGGACAAGCCTGTTGTCAATCTTACGCTGAGTTTCGAGCAGATTTCAGACCTTGTGAAAGATTCTATCTATCTTTGCGACACGCTGTCCGTGGAATTCCCTGCACTTGGAGTTTCCGCAAAGGCGAAAGTCATCAAGACTGTGTATGATGCAGTTCTCGACCGCTATGAAAAGATCGAGGTCGGCACGGTCAAGCAGACGCTTGCACAGACGATTACGGAGTTGCAGGACAATTCTGTTACGGGTTCTGTTGGCAAGTCTGTACTACAAGCGGCTGTAGACAGAGCTTCAGCGACTATTAAGGGGCAGAACGGCGGATTCTTCGTCGAGAACGATACGAACAATGACGGCTACACGGACGAACTGCTGTTTCTGAACACGCTCGGAATTGACACAGCACAAAAGGTGTGGCGGTGGAATCTTGGTGGACTTGGGTATTCCGGCACGGGGTATGACGGCGAGTATAGGACGGCTATCTATGACGGTCATATCAATGCTGATTTTGTGGATGTCGGCACGCTGACAGCGAACATCATCAAGGCAGGAATTTTGCAGGACGCCGCAGGTATCAACTCGTGGAATATGGAGACTGGCGAATTCAACGTGCAGGTTTCCGGCACGGTTGAAAGTATTGTGACATACTATGCCGAATCCGAACAAAACGAGCCGCCAGTTTTTGATCTGGAAGAAGACCTATATGATTTTAACGGCGATCCGCTATTAACATTTGATGGCGAACCGTTGTATGTTATACCTGCATGGACGACAAATGTTCCGACAACGGCAACATCAAATTATCGATGGATGCGGAACCTTGTTACGTATAAGGACGGCACGACAGAGCTTACATCGGCTGTCCCGATGCAGGACTATTATGGCAGGGCGAATCTGGTCGTAAAAGCATCTACTGACAGCAACGGCAATCCGATAGGCGTCCTGTCTGGTTTGGCTGACTATATGCGGTTTGATGCAGGACAGCTTGAGATCAATTCACCGCAGTTTACACTTGATAGGGACGGCAATGCCGCTTTCGCAGGTGCGGTGACGGCGACGTCTCTGACGCTCGGTAGCGGCGTCAATATCGATGTTGACAGAGTTGAGGGCTTTGCAGATGCGGCGACTGGGGTTGTGGAAGGGACTGTCACAGCGAGCTTTGTCAATGCACTCGGTATCACGGCGCAGTCGGTTGCGGCGGAAAACATCACAGGCTCGACGATTTCCGGCAAGCGGATTCAAGGCGGCATCATTTACTACGATGCGAATAATTATTGGAACTTACAGACAGGTGAAATCCGTATCAGCTCGTTTGCAAATCAGTTTTCTTCGCTGAATACGGCGGTCAGCAATACACAGGCGGCTGTGGATGCTCTTGAGGTCGGAATTGCAGTTGACAACAATGGCGTCACAGTCGGGAGACAGAATGCGGCTGTCAAAGGTGTGTTCAGCAATGATTCGTTGGAGTTTCAGACGATGGACGGAACGCCTATTGCGTGGCTGTCATCGGACGCTTCGGACGGCTTGGGCGTTGACCTCATTCAGATAGGCTCGCACACGACCGTATCACAGCGGTGGATTGTTAAGACAGACCAAAACGGCGATAGACTGACGTTCACGCGGAGGGCAAGCTAATGGCTACTCTTATTAAGACACAGGCGATAGGCACTTATTCGGACTATTACCTGCGATTGTACATAGATGAGACCGTCAACGTGACCGCGAACACGTCATCGGTTACGGTCAGCTTGTACGGCTACACGGAGAGGGCAGAAAGCATCTGCTCGTGGAATGGAAGCGGTGCAAACAGCATTGATATTGTCATTGACGGCTCAACCTATTCACTGACAGGGCAGGATATTGACACCGCGGATTGGCGAGCAAGCGGCGGTCATCTACTGCATTCGGCGAGCAAGACAATTACGCACAACTCTGACGGTACGAAGACGATTTCCGTCAGCGGTGCTCTGAATTATAAGGGCGGCGGAACGTCTCTTGTCGCAGGAACGTATTCGACAGGCTCTGTCAGTCAGACGCTGACGCCGATTGCGAGAGCGTCAAAGGTTGGAACGGTCAGCGGTACTTCTATCAACAGCACGAGCGGAAACGTTACGATAAATGTGACGAAGGCGAATGCCGCATATTATGACCGAATCGTAACGACTGGCGCGGTCAGTAAGACCATCAATATCGGCACAGGTACAAGCGGCACGATAGCGTGGACAGAAATTCTTGACGCTATGTCATCATCCGCATCTGCTACGCTGAATATCACGGTGCGGACATATTCGGACAGCAGTTACAGCACGCTTATCGGCACGAATACAGGTTCAGCAAATATCACGATAAGCACATCAGCCGTCAAGCCGTCCGTGTCGTGGGGTGCAATTACAGCAAACAGTGGAGGGTTGTCCGGCAACCTTGTCGCAGGGCGTTCGACAGCAAAAGCAACGTGGACGGTCACAAACGCTCGCGGTGCTTCGGTTTCGTCCGTCAAAATCACGGCAAGCAATGCCACGATTTCAAGCGGCGCATCGTCAACCAGTACAAGCGGAACGCCTGTTACGGCTACGCTGAAAGCAAGTTCTTCCTCAAATTATAATATCACGCTGACGGCTACTGTGACGGATAGCCGAGGCGCAACGGCTACGGCTACCACGGCGGCAAAGACGGTTTACGCTTACAAGAATCCGTCCGTGACGCTTCGGGCGTATCGAACGGCTACGAACAGCAGTACAACGGAAGACCCTGCAGGTGAATATGTATACGTGACATATTCTGCATCTGTGGGAGCTTCGGTCAACGGTGCGAACAGCATATCGTCAACGACGACCTCACCAAGCGGTGTGACAAGCGGTTCGTGGCGAGCGGTTTCCGCAAGCTCAACATATACGGTATCTGTCACAGCTACAGATGCCGCAGGTGGGTCGACGACTGTTCGGGCGCAGGTTGCGACGGCTCTTGTTCCGCTGTCGCTGTACTCAAACGCCGCAGGGACGTCGGTTGGCGTCGGCATTGGTGGGGCGGCTGAAGCAGGGAAGTTTGTTGTCAATCTTCCGACTAACTTCAACGGCACGGTATACATCAACGGTGTTGACATAACGAATCTACTGATTGCAGATTAAGGAGGGCGTATGAGCAGACCGATATCATTAGTTATTCGGGACTTGGAGTCGCAAATCAATATTGCGATATCCGACAGCCAGTTGCCGCCGTGCATCGTCAAGGCTGTGCTGAACGGCTTGTATCAACAGGTGATACGAGCGGCACAGGCGGAGATCGCACAGGCGGAGAAGGAATACACAGAGGAGGGCAAGAAGAATGCCGAAAGTAATTGATTTGCCAACAGCGACAAGCATGGATGGGGCGGATTATTACATCATGGAGGAGTCAACAGGCGGTACTAAAAAGATCACAAAATCAAGTGCTGCCGACAAGTTTAACTATAAGTATTTCAAGAGCGATATCACGAATACAACGACAGTATCAACGACCGAAACCGAGGTCGCAAGGATGGATAGTCATACATTCCGAGCCGGGTCGTATGCCGTTTGGATCAATTTTACACACGTTAAACTTACAAGTGCGTCGTATGCTGGTATTATGTCGGTATATATCGGAGACACTAAATATTCGGAAATTGCAAACATCACACACGTTGGAGGCGCAAACGGTTTGGAAGGTAGCATGACGTTAATTGCAATGTTTACTCTTTCAACGTCCGTAACCGGGGCTCTTAATTTGCGCTTGAGAACAAATGATAGCCGTAAATCGTTCGTGTTTGAACCTTATACTGACGTCCAGATTGCCGGCATTCAAATCGGCTAACGTCATGGACTGGACAAGCATCATCGTAGCGGTCGGAGCGTTTCTTGCAGGCGTATTTTTCGGTATAATGCTGATGGCTGTAGTCAGTTACAAGCGGAGGTGACGGACAATGGACTGGACACCAATCATAGTGGCCGCTATCACAGCGGCAGGAGCGTTCGCAGGAGTATACACAGCAAACCGCAAAACAGCGGCAGTATTAGACATCCGCTTGACGAATCTGGAGAAAACAGTCAGCAAGCATAATCAGATTGTCGAGCGGACATACAAGCTGGAGGAGGACACAGCTCTGCAGGATGCCGAGTTGAAACGAATCAACAGACGGCTCGAGATCGTCGAGCAACAGGAAAGGAAAATATCATGAGAGACTGGAAAGCATGGTTCAAGGCCGCCGGAATCCGGGCATTGAAAACGATCGCCCAGACGGCAGCCGCAACGATCGGGACGAGCGCGGTTCTCTCGGAGGTAAACTGGCTCGCGGTTCTTTCCGCGTCAGTCCTCGCCGGGATCTTGTCACTCTTGACGAGTCTCGCAGGAATCCCGGAAGAACGGAGGGAAGAAAATGCCTTATCCGAGTGATTTAATCAAAATCGCAAGAGAAGAGATCGGATACCACGAAAAGGCCACGAACGCCGATCTCGACAGCAAGACCGCGAACAGCGGAGCTGGCAACTGGACGAAATACGCCCGCGACCTGGATAAAGCCGAATACTTCAACGGCAAGAAGAACGGCTTCGACTGGTGCGCGGTTTTTTATTGCTGGCTCCAGTTTAAGCTCTACGGCGACGGAACGAGCGCGAGGGCGGCCTTGTATCAGCCGAATCCGAAGTATAACTGCGGAGCCGGGTGCACTCAACAGGCGAGCTATTACCGCAAAGCGAATCAGTTCTTCACGGCTCCACAGCCCGGCGATCAGATCTTCTATGGGGAGACCGGCGACGAAGGACACACCGGGCTCGTGATCGAGGTCTCCGACAAGACCGTGACAACGATCGAAGGGAACGTCCAGAACCAGGTGCTCCTGCTCAGGCATTCAATCGACGACAAGACGATCGTCGGCTACGGCCGTCCGAAGTACGAGAAGAACGATCCGAATGTCGTCTACGTCGTCAAGACCGGCGACACCCTGGACAAGATCGCGGAGGAGTACGACACGACCGCCGAGAAGATCGCGAAGGAGAACGGAATCGCGAATCCGAACTTCATCACGACCGGAACGGTTCTCGTCTTCCGCCGCGGCGACAAGACCTGGCACACGACCGACATCTTCTGCCAGATGGGCGACCGGAACAAGGCCGTCTCCGTTATCCAGGCGTTACTGCTCAAGCGCGGCTTGCAGCTCACCTACGACGGATATTTCGGAGCAGAGACCCGGAGCGCGGTCATGACCTGGCAGCGGTCGAAGGGAATCACCGTCGACGGAATCGTCGGAGACGAAACGATCGCCACGCTATGACCTTTACGCTCGGGCAGCTGCTCGTAATATGGCTGCTCGGTTTTATCACCGGCTTCATCGTGGCTGTGATCGCCTCGAAATGATGCCCGAATTTCGCTCCAGAATGGCCCAGGATGGACGGAACACGGAAAGCCGAAGAAGTATCCATCCACACATAAAAATTCAATACAGGGCGTTCTGAGAGCAGTTTCTCGGTCGGATCGGTTGGCCGCCGTGAAGATAATAATCCAGATTGCACGGAACGCAAAAAAGGGGACCTCTTCTTCCGGAGGTCCTTTTTTTGTACCTGGTCGGGATGATGACGTAATAATGACAGGAGAGGCGAAAGCGGTCTGATTATGCGGTCATAAGTTGACAGCTGGTCATAAAATAAACCGCATGAGTAAGCCGAAAAAGCCTATTCATGCGGATTTTGTTTGCGTATATGTGCGGTTGTTTTGCGACCATTAATGACACACTAATGACATACTTATGACACACTGATGACAAGTCAGTATTCGACAAGATCCATCTGCTGGCAGAGGAAGTCGATATCGTTCAGCATGACGTATGCCTTGTCGTGGATGTCCTTATCGGCATGTCCGGAGATCTTCCGAGAAACAGTTGGGTCCATTCCGCACTCTACGGTTCGGGTGACGAATGATCTCCTGCAGTCGTGCGGAGTGTGCCCAGGAAACGCCTTGACGAATTCTCTAAAAGCGTAGCCAGAATTCTTCCATGTCGGCATGTTCTCCATCAAATGGCGGATGCGGTTGTGGATCGGAATCATCCGGAATTTGCCAGCTGGCGTTTTCTCCCCAGTGATAATATATCTGTCCGTCTTCTTAGAAATCAAAAACAATTCGCCGATTCGCATCCCGGTGTAAAGCAGGATCAGAGCGGTGTCGCGGATCGGAGATGGATCCATTTCCCAGATTTTCCGAACTTCATCGACCGTGAACGGATTCCGTTTCGGATTGGTTCGACGTGTGCGATAAATGTACGACACCGGCGAAGTCTGAATTATACTGCTTCGGACGGCCCACTTGAACACGTTGGACAGGTAAGTCTTAAAAACATGCTGGCTGCCGGCAGGAACAGTCGCGATCAGGGACTGCAGCTCAGACGCTGTGATCTCCCGGATCTTCCGATCATAGAGGGACTCGCAGCGCAGATCAGCAGCGTGATATCCAACAATGGTCGTCTTTGCCGGCAGCTTGCCATTGATCGGGATCTCCGTGAACTCTTTCATCCATCGGTCAGCTGCGTCCCGGAAAGTCATGTCGTGAGTGTTGATGTCATACGGACTCTGATTGAATTCCAGGAGAGCAGCATAAGCCTCGTTATATGTCTGGAAGTAGCCGATCGTGGTATAGACCGGATAACCGCGATCGTCCCATTCTTTGAACTTCTTCGCCCAGTATGGCCGCCGGCGGTTCCCGGTCAGGAACGTGATAGATCCGAAACCGTTCGGCAGCCTCATGTGCTTCTTCCGTTTCATTTTATCATACCTGTGAACGCGACAGCCAGACCGAGGATACGGACATCGTTCCGGTTATCGAAAACCAAGTCTTTATATGCCGGATTCTCCGGGCGCAGGATCAGATGGTCGGCGAAAACGTATACACGTTTCAGCGTGGCCTCTCCGTCGATCAGGACGGCGGCGATCTGACCGTTCTCGACTTCCGGCTGCTGGCGGATGTACACGATGTCGCCGTCGTAGATCCTCGCGCCGGTCATTGAGTCGCCTTTGCACCGGAGCACGAAGTCGCATTTGATGTTTGACGGAACCTGGACGAGATCCTGGATGTTCTCTTCCGCAAGAATCGGTTCTCCGCAAGCGATCGTTCCGAGAAGAGGGACGGATCTCGTTGCCGGAGGCGGTTCGATGCCAGGGATGCCGTCCATCTTCTTCGGGACGTTTTCACCCATCAGCCAAATCGGATTAACATCCAGTGCTTTCGCGATGGCAGCAATTCGCGGAGAGTATGGCATATTCTGTCCGAGGTAATACTGCGAAATGGACCCCTTCGGGATGCCGGTTGCTTTCACAAGGTCAACCTGATTCACGCCTTTGTCATCCATCGCTTCCAGCAATCTCTTGTGAAAAACTCTGATGTTTTCAGCGTTTGTAGCCATCTTCTTAATCTCCTTTCTGTGAGGGTAAGTCTATTATATCATACTTTCTCCGAAAAAGTACAATATTTTTTCAAAAAACCGTTGACAGGTGAAGTCCAAGATGTTATACTACCAATATCAGATCTGATTTTCACATTCAAGAAGGGAGGCAGTCCGAACGAACATGATCTTTGATTATTCAAAATTGAGAGGACGCATCATCGAAAAATATGGCACATATAACGCATTTGCGGCCGATTTTGGGATCTCTCCGTCGCTCCTGTCACGGAAGCTCTGCAACGAGATCGGTTTTTCCAGGGAAGAGATCAAGCGATGTGCGAATCTCTTAGACTTTGGTCTGGACGAGTACGGAAAATATTTTTTTACCGAGAAAGTCCAAGATGTTAGACCTTCATGCTAATCAGCATCAGACAGGCTGCGGAGATCATCGGCTGCCCCGAACAGCGAGTGCGAGTCCTCATCCAGCAGGGACAGCTCGGCAGCATCGCAAGGTTCAAACGGAGATCGACTTACACGGTCACGGACTCGCAGTTGGCAAAATGGCTCGGAGTTAGTTCCGAGGAAGTTCAAAGGAGGATTCAAAATGCGTAATATCGTCGCTTATGTAGCTTGTGGGCTTGTCATCGCCGGCTTTGCGCTTCTGGTCGTATTCTGCGGAATGCTGGACGCACCGGAGGCACCGATCGGGCCGGCTGTTTTAATGGGCATCGCTGCGCTCTGCACGATGGGCGCAGGATCTGCCCTGGCTAATCTTTACGAAAGGGGGAGGATCTAAATGTTCAGAGTGACGGTCGGATTCGAGACGAATATCCTGAACTTCACTTTCAAGAATCTCGCAGACGCTCTGCAGTTTATCGGCGACTGCATCGAGACGTCGGAGTGCACCGGGACATCGGTGTCCATCGTGGAGGTGGAGTGATGATGGTAAAAAAAATCCAGATTGTTGGCGCAACCTGGAGACAGTGCATTGTATGCACGATGGATGTTGGAAATAGTTTTACGGTTACATTCTAACATCCTTCAAAGATTATTGCAAGAGGTGAACAGATGGAGCTTGACTATCACATCATAGGCAGCGGATCCAGTGGAAACGCAGTCCGGATCGAGAACATTATGTTTGACTGCGGAATGCCGTTTGCAAAAATGAAGGACGATCTCTACAAAGTGGATTATCTTCTGATTACGCACGAGCACAAGGATCACGTCAATCGTGCGACGTTGAAAAACATTACAAAGAAGTTCCCGAACATCCGGATCTTCAGCACCTACAGAGTTGCGAGACTTGACGACAACATCGTCGCAATTAACACAGATTATCTCCCGATCTGGCTCGGTGACGTGGAGATGTGGGCCGTCGAGGTTCCTCACGACGTGCTTACATACGGATATTTGATCCGGAAAGATGATTTTACCTACATTTATGCGACGGACCTCCACGACTGTTCTTCACTGAACAAGCTGCTGGATGAGTTGAATGTAAATCTCGATTATGTGTTTCTGGAAGCCAATTATGATCCCGAGAAGCTGGAAGCGATAGGGAATGAGTGGAGAGGGCAATATAATCCATACATTGACTCATCATCCAGGCACCTGTCAAGAGACGACTGTCTCGCCTTCTATGCACGGAACCGCAAAGAAGGAGGAAAATTGATTGAGTTACACAAATCAAAACGATTCTACTGATCTTGCCGTTTATCGTGGAGCGGTTGTCACGTTCGAAAGGTACGAGGAATTCAAGGCAGCTGCAATTCAGGTCAGGGATATGGTGCGGAATGTACCTGTCACAGATGATCCGGACACGCTTAAGGCTGCCAAGAAGGCCGTGGCGGACGCAAGAAAGATCACGGACCGACTCAACGCAGAACGGATCAAGGTCAAGAAGATGGTGCTCGAGCCGTATATGGAGCTGGAGCAGAAAGTGAAAGAAATCGAGTCTATTATTAAGGAAGGAGAAGATGAAATCCGGGAGAAACTCGAAGCGATCGAAGTGAAGAGACGGATCGACAAGAGGAACGAAGTCGAACGAATTTGGGATCTTCGTGCTCCGAGATTTATTGCCGGGAACTATCTGAAGTTCAACGATTTTGCAGATAAGATTGGGGCGTCTCTCACAAACAAAACGGTACCGATGACAGCGATTGAGAATGCTATGGTAGCGTTCCTTACGACGACAAGCTCTGACCTTGAGTATCTCGAAGGAACCGGGGAAAGATCAGCTGAGTATATTGAAACATATGTTGGATGCTTAGACCTTGCTCAATCCATGCGAGTCGTAGACGCAAGGCACAAGCATATGGAGAGTCTTCCAAAAAGCGGTGTCTCATTTATAGAGATCCGGATCAGTGGAAAGCCGAACATCGCTGCCGCAAAGAGACTGCTCGAAGAGAATGAAATCAACTACACAATTACAAAGGAGAATTAAACATGAATACGAATTTTGAACTTATTGAAGGTTGCGAACTCATTGAAGCTAACGTTATTGATGGATCTCGTCTTGAGATGAAGTTTTATGATCAGGAAGGCGACAGACTGCTCACGGTCAAGTTCAACAAGCAGGTGTGGGATTCTGATGCAAAGAAGTTTGTTGCAGACGACAAGAAGGCCGCACAGTGTGAGGAATGGTGCCAGAAATACTTCGGCTGCTCCTTCGAGGATGTCCCGGAAGCTGCAAACATGCTTGTCTACAAAGACATCTATAAGTATGAGAATTTTAATTCTCTTTGGGAAGTTGATATGACAGACCGTCCTGCAAAGTTCACTGAGCCGGTCAAGGGAATCATTAAGACAAGCATCGAGAAGATTGTTGTGGATCAGGTCGGGATTCATGTTCAGTATAAATATAATGATCGAATTTACGAGAGCAAGTTTGCGACGAGTGTCTGGGTAGATAAAATGCACAGATTCATCCCGGACGAAGAGAAGACTCGGAGATCCATGCTGCGTTTCAAGGACACGTTCGGTGTTGAGGATCCGAAAGACGAGTCCTTGATTGGAAGAAGCATTCAGGTCCAGGTAAAGAAGGCATTCAACAGCTACTACGGCGATATTCTCCCGGAATAATGGGTGATCGCCATGACAAACGAGGAGTTATTTGAAAAATATCCCGAGCTTGTCTTCTACGACTTTGAAGTCTTTCCGAGATACTGGTGCATGGTAATGATTGATAAGGACGGCGAGAAAGAAATCGAAGATCGCCTGTCCTTATCTACCGAGTTCAGCAAGCACAGAAAGTGCATATGGGTAGGCTATAACAGCAACCACTATGACCGTCAGATCTTTGCTAACATTTACTTCAGCGGAGAACGTAACCAGGATGAGGCTATGAGTAGATTGTACAAATTATCGCAGCGTCTCATCCTGGGGACGAAGCTGCAGATCGATAAGCCGATTCCTGAGTTTATATCCTATGACACAGGCAGCCGAATCCGTTCTTTGAAGCAATGCGAAGCCTTTATGGGATCCTCAATCTGGGAATCAGACGTTCCGTTCGATAAACCGGGAGATCTTACAGATGAAGAAAAAGCATCCATAAAGAGATACTGTCGCCATGACGTAGAGCAGACGATCGAAGTATTTAAAAGGACGATATTCGACTTTGAAGCACAGAAATCTGTCATCGAAACGTTTGGCCTGGATGATCGCTGTTACAGTATGACAAAAGCACAGCTTACGGCAACTGTTCTCGGGTGTGCGAGACTTCATGCAAAAACATATGACGCAGAGGGGAAAATATACGGAACCGAAGATAATGACTTTTCCGGAGAGGAATGGAAAGTTGATATCTTCGATACCGTACACATTGATAAGTACAAAGATGTCCTCAGCTTCTTCTCTGATCCGGAGAATTATAAGGACAATGATAAGCTGAAGATCGACATCTCCGGAGTGCCTCATGTGTTCGGCCTCGGTGGGATCCATGGAGCGTTGAAAAAGTATCACAAAAAAGGACGCCTACTGCATGTGGATGTGACTTCGTATTATCCGAGCATTATGATCCAGTACGATCGGTTGACACGGAGAGCGAAGGATCCGGATCTATTCAAAAAGATATACGATACTCGAGTTCAGCTGAAAAAGGAAGGTAAGAAACAGGAACAGGCTCCGTATAAGATCATTTTGAACAGTACGTTTGGGATTACAAATCAGGAAACATCAAACGCATATGATCCTCAGCGGAATCACTCAATCTGTATCAATGGACAGCTGATGCTGCTCATGCTTCTGGAGAAGCTGGAAGGACACTGCCAGCTCGTACAGTCAAACACAGACGGAATCATAATATCATACGACGGATACGATCTGGATTATATCAAAGCACTCTGCGATGAATGGTGCAAGGAGACAAAGATGACACTCGGTTACGACTACATCGATGAACTGTGGCAAAAGGACGTGAACAACTATCTGTTCCGCTATGCTGACAGTGGAAAATACGAGGCTAAAGGTGCATACGTCAAGTTTAACTCTGACCTTGACAACGATCAGGCCATCGTGAACGAAGCGGTCCGCCAGGGACTTATTCACAATTCGATTGATGCAGTCGACGAAACGATTGACAAGTGTGCAGATCTCTCAAAGTTCCAGAAGGTTGTTAAGCTCTCCGACCGATATAAATACGCTTACATCGGGATCAATCAGATTCAGAATCACAAGTGTTTTCGAGTGTTTGCAGTTGTATCCGGTGGAGAGAAGATTACAAAGCAGAAAGAAAAAGGTGCAACGATGGAGAAGTTCGGAAACACTCCGGACAATGCCATGCTCGTGTTCGATGATCTGGCCCACGATCCGAAAGATTATATGGGCTTTCCGTTCAGCATCGATAGGATCGACAAAGATTACTATAAGGAGATAGCCAGGGACAGGTTCCTTGACTTCTCCGGAGGATTTGATGGATAACAGCGAGATCTATAAGGGATATATTCCGCTTAGAGAAAACAAAACGGCTGCTGAAAAATATGGAGAGGAAAGAACGGATCCTCTCCATACTTGGGAAGAGGCACAAGGGTTCACTGGAATCGGAGCAGTGATGAACGACAATGTGGTGCTTGTCGATGTGGATGACCGGGACGAAGCGGACACGCTGGAGAGGATCCTGGAAAAGCATTCCATTGCTGCGAGAATCACAATAACGGACAGAGGAAGCCACTTCTTATTCAGCTGCGACAGGCCACTCCGGAATCTTTCCGGACTCGTCAGTCTGATCGGGATCAAGTGCGATTACAAATACGGAGCAACAACTTCGTACGATGTTATCAAAGCGAATAAGAAATGGAGAACCATCAAGAAAGATCCTCCGCATTTATCAAAGATTCCAATCTGGTTGAATCCAAAGGAACAGAAACAGAATAAGGAACCGCATTCTGAGATCTGGCATCTCGATGTTGGATCACGAAACGAAACGCTGTATAAATGGACCGGTAAAACACTGACAGACAAGAACAAGAAGAAGTACAATCCAGTCTCTGAGATGACCTTTGCTGAGTGGAAGACAATGAAGCGCATCATAAACGATGATATTCTTGCGGAGCCACTTGATAGCGACGAATTCGAGTCTCTTGTTACAAGGGACAGGTATGAAGAAAGCAAATCGTTTGCGGCAGATGCAAAGGAAAAGAGCAGTGGTGAAAAGCTGTCAGACATTATCGAGGAAATGATAACAACGTGCAGTATCCGACAATTTGGGAATGCACTATTCAGGAAAGGAGATAATAAGTATTACAAAATGCTGGCACAGGGGTTCATTGACAACGAGCTTCTTGTGAAGAGAGGCGTGAACCCAGAGAAGGCCACTGCAGCGACACGTCTGATCCGGGCACATCTTAAAGATGAATGGGTGCCATACACAACCAATGTTGTCGGGTTCCGGAATGGAGCGTTTGACTGGTCTGCATGTAAATTTATTAACTATACCGACCTTGGCGACGTTCCTGTGTTCCAGTATTGCGATGTCGACTATGATCCAAACGTCGACACAACCGAAGTCGAATCGGTTTTGAGAGACTGGTGCGATGGAAACGAGGACAAATACAAAATGCTCACAGAGCTTGCCGGCTGTTGCTTTTACAAGGGAATTCCAATCAAAAAGTGGTGGGTGATTGCAGGAAAAGCGGATACCGGCAAGAGCACTTTTTTGAGACTGCTGCGAAATGTACTCGGGCCGGACATGGTCGGATCTACTCCGATACAGTCACTCGGAGATACAAATGCAATAGCCGAACTCGTGAACAAGCCGGTCAACATCGTGGACGATGGATCTTCACGAAAAGCTGGAGACGTGTCAAACCTTCGGAAAATCATCCAGGGAGACGAGATCCAGGTCAAGGTGCTGTATCAGGATAAATTTACAACACGACTGGAGTCCAGAATGGTATTTGTTTTCAACGAGATCCCGAGATATCGGGATGACGCAAATGCCACTGCAAAAAAGATGATGATCATTCGGTTCAATCGAGTGTATGACGATAACGAGAAGGATCCGGATCTGATCGACAAACTCACATCGGAAGAGAACCGGAGTGCGTTTTTGAAGCTGGCAATCGACGCAATGAAAGACGTTATCAAACGGAAATACATCTTCACAGAGTCCGACGAGTCGAAGATAGAAGTGCAGGAAATCGTGAGAGACGCAGATCAGGTGCTCAGTTATGTGGATTCTATCGTTGGAGAGGACTTCTCCTGGGAGCAGTTTCTTGATGATCGGTCCACAAAAGATGTATATCAGGAGTTTTATAACTGGGCGAGATCGGAAGGATATGACAGGCCGGTTGTACAGCAGACGTTCTCCTCGAAGATAAAGGAGATCAGCGGAGCAAGGGTACGAAAATCTCACGGATCCAGCTTCTATGCATTCGACGAATATACGAGAAAAACATAATCGGGTGCTCTTAGGGTGCTCGTGGGTGCTCTTCAAAATTTAAGAGCACCCTAAAATAACGGCTTATTTAAGCCAAAAATCAGATGCCGGGTGCTCGGGTGCTCTTAATTCTTCATTTTTGATTTGAAATTGAAGAGAATTCTTAAGAGTCTTAAGAAATTAAGGTGTATATAAAAGTTTCAGAGAAGTACGAGCACCAGAGCACCCGAGGTCTTCTCAGACCGCATACTTATGCGGAAAACTGAGGGTGCTCTTGATAAAAGCAAGAGCACCGAAGAGCACCCGACGAGCACCCGGAAGGAGGAAATCAATATGATTTACAATCAGATCTATCCCGGAGTGAGTAATCCGGATTACGACTTTGATGAGATGGATGGAAAGAATGGAATTGATGCAGCTGTCCTGGATGAATGGGATCGTGAACATCCGGATGACAGTGGAATAATGGAGGACGCATGATGGAAAAGATTAAGTGCATTATTAAGAGGCCGGACGAAACATACGGTCACATGACGAATATCAGCTGCAGTCTGAAGAACCTTCAGAAGACGGTCGAGGGCTACATCGAGACGCTGACGATCGGAGGCGGACTTGTAATCATCTGCAACGAAGAGGGGAAGATCCAGAAGTTGGAACCGAATTTTTTCATCGGATCTGGCTTCTGGCAGGATCAGATCCGAGGGACGGCGATCATCATCGGACAGGACGGAGAAGAGTTCTGTGACGTCCCGATCGACTTTGCAACGTGGAAGAAGTTGCTGAAAGGATGGGGAAACTGAAGATGGACGTTGATATGTATGTTAAGTCTCACCGGAACACGCTCGGTGTTTATCTCTACCTGCGCCGGAAGGATCTCGGACTGAAGCTCCGGGAAGTGGCTGCCCTCTCCGGGCTGAATATGAACACGCTGTCACGGCTGGAGACCGGAGCACATACCAATCCGAGCTATGACACGCTCCTGCGAGTGGCAAATGCGCTGCAACTCGATGTGGACTTGGTGCCGAGGGAGACGGAAGATGAGAGTTGATGCAATCGACCGGAACGGACTTCTGAGCGACTTTGAAAGGGCCGGAATTGAACTGACGGAAGAGATGAAGTATATCATCCGCGTGTCGCCGCATGTGATATCGACCATCACAAGGCCGCTGACAGGCAGATGGATGTGGCAGGATGGCGGACCGTTCTACTGCGACAACTGCGGACGGCACATGTACGACCAGACGGCGGCGGTGCTTCATGGTGATTATCGCTACTGTCCGTGGTGCGGAGCGAAGATGGAGGTGTTTGACGATGAGCGAACTGATTGAAAGACAGGCGGCGATCAAAGCAATAGAGGATTTGCAAGATTGTTACAACGGATTTAGCGACACATACGACAAGGCGTGTATCATCGGAGCTTTGGAAGAAGTACCGTCCGCACAGCAAGACATAGCAGAAAAACTATATCTGTATAAGTGCTACATCACCGATACGGATGGACTGCAACACGAAGTTATACATACAGGCGATATAAGGAGAGTGACAGGATGGGAGATTTAATCAGTAGGCAGGCGGCGATTGATGCAGTAGATATTAAGAACCTACATCGTGGTATCGTTGATGCACTGCAGAACATCTTATCGGAGTTGCCATCCGCACAGCCAGACTATGATCTCTCCGGCTACTCTGACAGACTGTGGAAATCGGCATACGAGCGAGGCAAGGCTGAAGCACAGCGCACAGGGCGGTGGATTATTGACAGAGATAGCACAGGCTGTATGTATGGCAGATGTACAAGTTGCGGAATGAAACAGTATGCAGGGCGCACTAAATACTGTCCTAACTGCGGAGCGAGAATGGAGGAGCAGGAATGAATAGAATGACAAGAAAAGCGGTAATCGGTGAGTTGCGCGAGTTGAAATACTCGTTTGAAAGACGCTATGACAAATACCCTACGTGTTTGGAAGAAGCTATTGATTATATCTATCGAACGCCAAGCTGGATTCCCGTCAGCGAGGGGTTGCCAAAGATCGACATGAGTTATCCGCATCATGAGGACTACCTTGTACAGTATGATTCGGGTGACATGGATGTGGCATCGTGGAGTAACGTAAATCGTTTTTGGACAGACCATGTAACAGAGCCGTATTGGAACTGCGTACAGTTTGCAAGGGTCACAGCTTGGATGCCGCTTCCAGAGCCGTATAAGGAGGGGCAGGAATGAGCAACGAAGAAATCAAAGCACTTGCGTTTGATCTGATCGACAATGCGATTAAGTGTCCGTATGACTACACGGACGAGACCCGCGAGGACTTGCTTGTGATCGGAGAAGTGTACGGCATTGTCAGAATGTGTGATGCAATCTGCGAACGGGAGGAGCAGGAATGAACCGTGCTGAATATCGTCGTCAGAAGCGGCAGGAAGAAAAAGGACAGGTTCGTAGATGGATTACGGAAGCTGAAATCGAACAGACTGTGAAAGAACGTGCGTTGCGCTTGCAGAAGCGGATGATTGAGGAATACAATGCGGAGTTTATCGCAAGGGACGCAGATATCAAGAACGAGCTGATAAATTTCCTGCACAGGCTGTGGCTGTCTGGGCTTGGCGAGTACGGAATCACGGACAGGGAACTGACGCACAATCTCGACCAGTACGTGAAGCGCAGGTTCAAGGAGTTTTCGGATTATATTGCGATGAACGAATCAGACCGTGCCCGGGAAATGCTTGCGGATATCGGCGTTCCTGCAAGTATCGTCGGGCTTGCGGAAAAGCATTGGAGAGCAGAGCCGGATGAAGAAATAACTATAGACATCGAAGAAGACTAAGAAAGAGGGTGATCAAATGGCGCGGATCAGCTGGGCAAGCGTGGGAATAACGCCGTGGCACAAGCGCGAGATCATGGCTTACTGCCGTCGCTATGACGATTGGCGGAAGGAATTACAATACGGACTCCGAGCCATCAGCATGGAAGGCGGCAGCCATTCAAACAATATCAGCCGTCCGACCGAACAACAGGCCGTCCGGAATGCACAGCTCCGCGATCAGATCCTGCTGATCGAACGTGCGATCCGTGACATCTGCCCGGACATGTACAACGAAATGCTGGACAATATCGCTCGCGGCGTGCCGTACATCTACTTGCAGGTGCCATACACCGAGCGCGACTTCTACGAACGCCGGATAAAAGTCTATGCACTTATTGCGGACCGTCGCGAAAAGATGTCCACTTTCAGAGGCTAAACTGCATTATGATGATATCGTCAGATAATCTGACAGGCAGCAACAGACCATAATGCACTTCAAACGCAACCGGGTTTTCATCCATTTTCCCGGCCTCCTTTACTTCCTTTCATCCCCATGTTAAGCAGAGTGAAACCGAGATCTGCTCCCGGCGGGGACTTTCGATATAATGGCTACTAACATACGTTGGCGCAATGGAAACCTGCGCAGAAAATACCGGGCCCGGTTCAAAGCGATGGAGTGTCCCTGCGGAATCTGTCGCGGAAGACTCGGCCCGATTCATTATGACGAGCCCTCTGATTCCAAGCATCCTTTGTCGTTCGTCATCGACGAGATCCGGCCGGTCTCCAGGTGGCGCGAATTCGGCTATGATTCGCCTGAAGCTGCAGTAAAAGATTTTAGTAATCTTCAAGCTGCTCATTACATCTGCAACAGCCGGAAAAGCGCACATACTCCGGAAGAATTGGAGCGGAGACCGCGCTTGAAAGTCGAACCGCGCGACGGAGACTGGTGATGGTGGGGGTCTGCCCCTCCCACGCCCCTCGGCGCC